TGTGTTTACAAATATTCTACCACCAACTTCTTGCAAAGTATCGCTAATTTTGAATAAAACATTATATTTGGTTTCAAATGGTTTAATTGATTCTAAGATGTCTTCTGCTGAACGGTACTTATACTTACCAAAAGCATTTGTTTGTCCTTTAGGAGCTTTAAGCTCTACTTGAATCTTTTGTAATTTTTCTAAAATTGTCATAATTTATTTATTTTAATTTAAAGGAATACTCTAATTTATCAATTGCCTCTAACAGAATATCCTTTTCTGTATTTAAAAACTCAATAACTCTTGAGGTGTCTAAATCACATTCGCTACCGTCTAGTTTAAAACGAACTTCACTAAAACCTACATCATCAAGCTCTGTTCGTTTTAACATATTGATAACACCCATTAAACTCTGTTTTTTTTGCTTAATCTCTAATTCCATAGAATTTAGCTCCCTTAATTCATTTGATGTCATAATTAATCTGTTTTTAATAATTCGTTCTTTACTATGTTTTTATACTCCTCTGGGCAATCTTTATCTGTCAACTCAAATATATAAGTTTCTAGGGTTGATGTCTTTTGCTCTAATTCAAATACTTTTTTTTGTAAAGCATCTATTCTGTAATTTTTGTAATCTACTAAGTCTTTCATATTATAGTTTTATGTTTTTTAGGTCTTCAATCTCATTTCTTAATACCTGTACAGTCACGCTATAATTAATATTGCTCTGTTCAAAAGAAATACTCTCTAATCTTAGGCTCTCTAATTCTTTAGTAATTAAAACATTATCTACACTTGCGATAATTAACCTGTCCAACAATTGTTTATACTTACTCATATTATTCATCTGTTTCGTTAAAATCTGTATGTTCTTTACATTCACTACAAAGGTCTGTTTCGTACCATCTTTCAGCACCGCAACAATCTGATTCTTCCATAATTTATTTTGTTTTATTGTTTTACAAATATAGTCTTTTATTTGGATTAAAAAAGTGTTTCTGAAAACTTTAACATTTCTTTAACAAAAAAGAGGTAAGCTTTTGACCTACCTCTCTAAAAACAAAAAAACAAATAAAAATAATTAAAAACAGGTAAAGCTTGGTTCTTTTAAGTAATTGTCAGTATCAAAGTATATAAATTCATCCGACACTTGTATTCTTTCTATTCCGTACTGTATAAGCCCTCTTATTAGTTTTAGTCTTTTCATAGGATTAATACACCTAAACTTAATCGACTTACCAACTCTATGACCACTATTGCTTGGAATAGCTAATTTATCACCATAGCTCTTACTTACATAGCCTTGAGTAATAAAACCTGATAATCTTTCTTTTCTAAACACTTCGTCTAAAATAAAAACAGGCTCACTTTCCATAAAGTACTTACCACTACCTAATTTGTCTGGACTATCAAACATACTCCATTTGAGTACCTTTAACCCCTCCTCGTCCATCTCCTTAGTGTAGGTGTCCGTATATTCTACGCTATGTAGTGAAAAGCTATTATCCTTTCTTTTATGTATTTTCCTTAAAGGCATACACAAATATAGTAAATATTCTAATGTATTCAATATTAAATTTAGATAAATATTGTTTTACTTTTAAATAAATGTATATTTGTATTATTAATAAGTTCTTTGCTTGAAGATAAACGAATATTTAGGTCTGGGGTTTCAGGCGGTATTAACTGTATCAGCAGTTGTGTTTATTGTAGAGGTATTATTAGGTTTAGGAAATCAGCAGAGGAATTCTGAATTGAGTCTAAAGGAAAGTATTCCATAACTGAAATTTGGACAAAGAACTATTTAATATACTTATCTACTAATTTTCTTGCAAAAGACCGGAACCCAAGTACATCAATAACAATAGCACCTAAAACGTATTTATACCAATTAGGCAATTGATTTAGATTCTCGTAAGAAATCCTAATATCTTCTGAAAGGTTTATAAAGTTACTTTCTTTAACCGCTATAATAAAAGGTGTAATAGTCGCGATAAAAACAGGTGTTAAAAATAAGTATGTTACAACTTCATCCTTAAAACTATGCTTTTTGTCTTGTGCAGTTATTAAATCAATCTGATTGTCGCTATCTGTATTAGAAAGGATTCTATCAACGTTTGCTTTTGTTTGTGCTTCTATAATAGCAAATTCTTGTTCAAGTTTTATTTGCTTTAATTTAGATTTATTAGATAAAAAGTCTTTACCAATTCCTAATAAATTTCCAATAAGTCCAATTATGCCCATCTAAATTGTATTTGAAAGTATAATATAAATACATTAACCTCTTTAAATTCAAAACCCTTTTCAGGTTTAAAATACTGCCATCCAACCATCATTGCGTTTGGTGCTAATAATACTAAATTTATTTCCATATTTATTTTCTGTTATCCCAACGTGCTTTATAATCCCTAATATCTAAATGCGTAAACGTATTATATCTACCAATACCACCAATATAAAAAGAACCTAACATCTCATTTGTAAGTAAATTATTTACAACATCAACAACTTCATTAGGTGTAAAAGTATTTATAGTTATATCAGAAGCCTTACCTAATTTATGTTGGCTTCTTTTAGAACCATTTATAAGACTATTATGTACTTCACATCTGTAAGCACTATTAATTTTTATAGGTTGCTTTACGTAATCCCTGATGGTCTGTAATTGTATTGCTAACAGTTTAACATTGTCTAAAACTGAAATAGGCATATCACAACCACATTTGCATTCAAATTCAGACTTAGAGAAATTATTTGTTAGCTTCATATTTATTTATTTTTATTCATTAAATACCATTTTTGGATTGTGTAACCAATTACAACTAAAGTCAAAACGATTTTTAATCCTAACTCAATAGTAGTAAAATTTAAAGCCATAGCTAAACCGTTTAATCCGTATATTTTCAAATCAATTAATTTCATTATGTGTTAGAATTTATGCGTTTGGTAATCTACACCTGCGAAAGAATGCATCCCTTGTCCTTCATAAAAATCTACCTTGTAAGACTTCCAACCATACGGATGGTCATCTTGTCCGTGCCACATTGCGTCTACGTGGTAACGCTCTGAAATAACTATCTCCGTTAACTCTTCGCCTTCTTCGTCAAATGTTGCATCGGCTAATACAATATGCCCTAGTTCAACTATTGAGAATTTAAAGTCAGGTATTAAATTACCCTCTTTGTCTTCTATGTGTAACGCTTCAAACTTTGCGTTAAATTGCTCTTTGCTTGTAAAAGCGTATTTTTCTATGTTCATATTATGTTCACTTATGGTTATAACTATTGGTTATTATGTAAAGATTTTTTAATTATCTTATCCTATTGCGTTTCTTATGTAAAAATTTACCCTTGATAGCTACACAAGGGTAAATATTACTCTTAAATTGTTGTTAAAGTTGTTAATTCTGCATCTGATAGAGCTGTTTTGAATACTTTTAAGGATTTAACCTTTCCTTTAAATGGTTCTGTAGAACCAATATTATCAAATAAAAGTTCTGATAAAATACTGCTCGAATAAGAGTTAAAAGAACTTGAGGTGTAAATCAATGCACCATTGACATACCATTTTAAATAATTTACATCCCAAGAAATTGCTATTTTGCTATCAATATTATGAGTAATTCCCGTCTTTTCAATAGTATTTGTAACTCCTGCTGTTCGATATTGAAGCCAAACTACTCCTGGAGTTGTTCTGTAAAGAACAGCTAAAAAATCACTTATACCGAATAATCCGAAAGTTAATAAGTCTGTTCCATCCCCTAATGTTTTCAAATCAACAAACAAAGTTCCCTTCACACTATTTATATAATTTTCTAAACCTGTTTTACCAGCAGTTTCCGCTACTCTTGTAACCGTAGAGCCTTCTGTAGCTGGTAGCATTAAAGATGTTGCGTAAGATTGTTGCTCTATTTGTGCTCCGAATATATAGACTCCTGATGTTCCATCGCCTGTGTAGTTGTATTCAGTAGCTAATGGACTTCCGCTACCTGACATTAAAGATTTACTTAGAAATATAGTAGGAAAGTAAAATGTACCTGTTGTTGTGCTTGTCATACTTATTCTGTACCAACCATTTGAAAGTAATTCTATTTTTCCTGTTGGAGCTGTATATATAAGACCTGCCGACCTTGCTTCAACTAAAGTTCCCTCATCTAAATCAAATTGAACAAATGCTCCATTAGTAGCGTTGTGAGATATCCCTATGGCAATATATTTCATATCTAATTTTTTTACATAAAAAGTAGAAGTGTAATCTGATAACGCTGTAACTGTAATGTTTGAAGTGGCTATACTATGACTACCCGTACTCGTATCCTCCACCAACTTAAAAGCACCTAAAGGATTGTTTACACTTGGTGCAGATTGCCCACTCACAACCGTTGCACCGGTTTTAGTCCAATAACTATTGCCGAATGATAAAGGGTAAGTAATAAGGTTTGTTGATTGTGGCTCTAACAACAAACTAGGACAAGTGCCATTACTATAATCTAAACGTGGCACATTTATAGCCATTTCTTCTATTAATCCATCTGAATTAATCCTATTTGCTACTCCTGAACGTGAGAAGTTTAAATCTGCATCTCCGTTTGTAGGTAATACAGAGTAAATTTTCTCTGCTTGATACCCAGAAGGTATCATTGCTATACTTGGTGTTGTTGCCATTATTTTATAATTTTTAAATATTCATTCATTACGCATTCTCTGCTTTCAATAGTTCCACTATCATCTCTAACCCTATCAGAATAATCCATTGCAAAACTTACTGATTTAAATATGTTTTCAGTATTTAATTCGTTTTCTGTTTTATTAACTTTTAAATCTAAAGCAGATTGCGTAGCTATTGATATTGGTTTATTAACATCACTTGTATTGTCTGCATTTGGCAACTCTATTGCAACGTGGTTAACGTCTGAAACCTTTGCATTGTTATCTGTTATATCACTTGCTTGAATTGATGTTATACCAACTTTAGAATTGTTTGTTGTTATATCACTTGTTTGTTGTGTTGTGATTCCAACTTTAGCATTGTTAGTTACTATATCTGAAGCTTGTTGGACTGTAATTCCAACTTTATCTGTATTCGCCGCTACATCTGTATTGGCTGATACTGCTGCTTCTGTATAACCTATTTTTAAAGTGTTTGCTGCTACATCTGTATTTGCAGAAACTAAGGCTTCTGTATAACCCACTTTATCTGTATTCGCCGCTACATCAGTATTTGCTGAAACTAATGCTTCTGTATATCCTACTTTAGAATTATTTGTAACAATATCACTTGCTTGGTCAATAGTAATACCTACTTTTGAAGTATTAGCAACTACATTTGAGTTAGCTGAAACTAATGCTTCTGTATATCCAACCTTTGAATTGTTAGCTATTATTTCGTTGGCTTGTCCGCTTGTTATTCCAACTTTATCATTGTTTAAAACGATATCGCTCGCTTGTTGCGTAGTAATACCTACTTTAGAATTATTGGCAATTATATCATTAGTTTGCGAAGTAGTGATTCCAACTTTTGCGTTGTTAGTAACAATATTACTTGATTGAGTTGGTGTAATACCAACTTTAACATCATTTAAAGCAACTCTTATATCTAAATTATCAATATTAGATTGCAAAGTGTTATCGGCACTTTCTCTTAAATTTATTTCAGCATCAATATTATCTTGTAATGTATTATCATTTTCTAATCTTGTTGTTGATTCGCTATCAATGTTTGATTGCAGAGTTGTATCAGCATTTATTCTATTAGCTTCTTCGGAATCAATATTGCCTTGTAATAAATTATCGTTGTTTAATCTTGTTGTAGATTCTAAACTTATATTATCTTGTAAAGTTGTATCATCGTTTAACCTTGTTGTTGCCTCTGCATCAATATTAGACTGTAAGGTGTTATCTGCATTACCTCTATCAGATACCTCTTGTGAAATATCATTAGCGTTATCAATCACCCTTGCATCTAAGTCTATAGCTAAATCATTAGTCTTAATAAAAGAGTCTCTTAAAGCATCTCCTTGACCATCATTAGGACTTGCCCCTACGTTAATTAAATTACTTGGATTTATTGCCATCTTTATTTTCTTTGTTTATTTCTTTATAAAAAGCATATAGCTTTATAATGTTAACCTTTTTTGTTTTATATGTCTTTCTTTTATTTACTTCCATTATAAAACCCATCCTGTAAAACTATCCGCATCCTTATCTGGGTACATATCGCCATTATTATTGTTAGAATATTCTGGGTACTTATTGCTATTATTACATATATAATCTAAAAATCTTCTTGTGTAAAACTCAGCTCTATCGTTTATCTTGCTCATCATTCTATCAATATCGCTAAAGTTTACCGTTTCAGACTCTTCTCCTCTATGTTTAGCAACACCTCCATTATCTATTTTAAACATAGCAAATGGCAAGTACTCTGCTTGAGTAAACCAAGTTAGCATAGGTTTAATATAAGTGTCTCTAAGAGCCTTGTAATCGCTATTTAAAGGTAAGTCTATGTCTCCTGATATTATTAATGCCTGTAGTTTGTCATAAAGCCTACCACCTAAGTAGTTTTGGATATGAATATCTTGAGCCACCTCAATATAGTGAATTAACTTATCCGCATCTGTGTTTCCACTTATGATTGACTTTGCTTTTAAATCTTGTACTGTTATTAGTAACGCCTTCATTATTTCCCTATGATTTTTCTGATTCTACTTAATACACTTGGGTATGCACCTTTATCTGGTCTATCTACCATTCTTTCAGTAATTTCTACAGGATTGTTTGGCTTATCAAGACCCTTTCCATAAGCAGTATCTTCATTAACCCTCTTACCACTTGATTTTTTATAAACCTGCAATTCCCAATAATGGTGGCAGTTTTTTCCTCCCTTAAATTTTAACAGAGAATAGTTGTTTCTGTTATGACCAAGCTCTTTATTAACACCTCTAAAAGACATCATATTAATATCTTCTTTCCTGAATACAATCTTTTTCCCTGTTAAGTTCTCCATCTTCTTACAAAACGTTCTACTTCCTTCTGATTTTCTTTGAGGTGAATAAGCGTATCTTATCTTGTAAATATTATTGTCCTCTGAAGATGATTTATCTGAATACTTTATTTCAGCCATTTTAACGGACTCATTCTCTTCTTGATATACTTCACTATGGACTAACTCCCAATCATCGCTTAAAACCTCTCCTAATCCTTCTAATTGGTCATATAGGTTATCACCATCCTCATCCGAAAAGTCTTCTGCTTCTTTTTCCGAAGAAAGCTTCTCTCCTGTCTCTTCTTCTTTTCTTACTTTAGTAGATATATTTTCTAACTCAGTAAATTCAATAGGTTGTAATGTAACAAAGTATAAATCTTGGAATATCTTATTAAATTCAAGTATTTCTGTTAAACCATAAATAATACCATCTTGCAAAGGTCTTATAATAACGTTGTCCATTAAAACAGACGCTGTACGTAATTCCTCTGCATTGTTCCCAAATCCTGTATTATCTTTAATACCTAATAATATTGGTGATACAATACCGTGTCCTAACATTATCTTTTCTCTTGCTTCGTCAGAAAGGAATTGATATTGTGCGTGAGCATCAGGTAAGTGAATAGCTTCTATGTCTGCTTTTGTTTCAGCACTTTCGTTAAATGCTATAATTGCTTTACCACTTTGCGAACTACCTGAAAACTTATCATTAATCTTGTTTTCAATGGCGTTTTGAGTTTCTTCATTAGGAACTCCATTATTAAAGTTTACAAATAAGCTTGGTTGGAGACCATTCTGTATGTTTGAAATATGATAATTTGATACCTCTGATTCTAATTCAGCATATTGTAAACACGCTTGATAGTCAACAGTCGCATAGTAATAGAAACCACTTCTGTAAGGCTTAAATACATAAAGTTCATTAACTTGTGATTTAGTACCATTACCAAATGTAGGTATTCTTTTAGGGTTATCAGATGTCTTGCAATCTTTCCATTTTGGGTGATAGTAATACGCCTTTACCTTACCATCGGTTGCTTTCTCAGCTCTAAGTGCTTCCATAGGAAAGTGAGATACTTTTAATATCTTTGTCTTAGACTTATTGTAGGTTAATTGCATAGCACCTTGACCTAACAACTTATAATCATTAACAAGCCTTTTAACCTCTCTTGGTCTAAGTAGCTTTTTCATATAAACATAATGTTCAGGGAAGATTTCAGAGTTTGTAGACTCTAATCCTCTACCATAAATCATATCAACAATACCGTTAACACACCTACCATTAGTAGGACTGTCTAAATACCTTTCAATTAATTTATCGAAGTAGTCATTATTATTACCAAAAGAAACCCAATCTTTATTGTGAACCTCCTTGATTTCTGGAGTATTGTAAGAAGACATATTAACTATTCTAATACTGTCTTTATACTCTTTTTTAATATTGCTCTTTTTCATTATATTATGTATGTATTATCATCTGTCTTGTCGTAGGTCTTGTATATTGTTCCATTACCTATTTCGTGCTTATTAAACTCCATATCAACCTTAGTTTGAGACGTAGCATAAATTTTATCCCTGTACCACAATTCTCCATCTTTATCTATTTCTAAATAATAAGTAGAGTCTTCTTCAAGTATATCTGAAGGAAATGTAACAACAACAAAATCACCATTAACAGTCGCTATTATTATATCATTTGTTCTATCAGCTGTAACTTCTGATGAGTCTGCTGTGTATAATGTAGTGTCTGACGTTATAGCAGTACTGTACAGATGCTCAATAATACCATCGCCATCCCTTCTAAGCTTAAAAGATATCTCGCCTGAGATGTCTAAGCTTCTTGGAATAATCTTTATTGAACTCTCTTCAGATGTTGGGTTTAATATTAACATACTATGATAACTAAATAATATTATTTTGTTTTATTTAATTAAAAAACCCCACTCGTTAAAGTAGGGTAAATCAATTAAGGGTATTAAGTTTTATGAACCTGATACAATAGTAAATCCTGCTCCTTCAATAGTAACCGTTGCAGATTCAGTAGCAGATGTTTTGTTTAAGAAATTAGCAGGAACTTTCTCCATACCTGAAAAGCTTAAAGTATATCCTGACATATCAGCCATAGCACCACCTGTAACGATAGTACCACCTGTAACATCAGCTCCGTGTTCTAATCCAACTAAAAATACGTTTCCGTTATTGTCTTCGATTAAAATGTTAGGTCTACCAAAAGCCAATAATTTAATTGTCTTATGGTCTTCTTTGGTTAATTTTTTAAGTGTCAATTCTAACACTTGCTCGAAAGCGGTAGTTCCATTCTCTCTACTTGATTGAATGTTTTCGGTATAGGTAGAGTTTCCTCTAACTTCATATTTGTAAGCATCTACGGACGCTCCAACACTGTCAATTACGTCACTATCAGTAGAATTAGGAACAATAGCACCTAAATCTCCGTAGTTCACAAAGTAAACCGCATTGATTCCACCTACGCTGTCTTTACAAGGTTCTAATCTCCCTGAGTTAATATCACAAGCCATATTATTATATTTTATTATTAGTTAATAAAAAAGGGTAAGTAGACGAACCACCTACCCTTTTTTGTATTTATTTAATTGTTATTAGATTCCGTATGTTACGATGTCTTCAATAACTCCATACTGTACAGCAGCTGTGTACCTCATTATCACACGAACATTTTGTGAGCCATCTAAATCACTCATATCCAAAATTTTAACTTCATTCGCATCCGATAATAAACCTGTAGCGAACCATAAGTTGTCCTTAGTAGTTGATACAGCTACGTTAGCAGCCAATCCGTTAGCCATAAATACTTTTACACCATCAAAGTATAAAACATTTACATCTTGGTTATTTCCCATTGAACCTACACCTGCAGCACCTTGTCCTCCAGCAGCAAATCCACCTAAACTTCTCTTGTAAGCTCTAAAGATGTTTTGTGAAACGTAAATATGTAAATCTTCTCTTCCGTATAGTGCAGAAGGAATAGCATCTACAATCTTTCCTAATTCATCAACAACGTTACCAGCATTAACACCACCTGCAATACCAGTGATTGTTTGACCTGCAACAGCACCTGCATCAGCAGCTAATAATTCAGAAAAACCTGCATATTCACCATCGGTAGCATCAGCACCTTGCCAAATTGTATTCTCATTCTTTTGTGCTACTTTAGAAGCAACATAAGAGATTAAGTAATCTTGGAAAGAAGAAGGTAAGTTATCAAAAGCAGAATATCCCATTTGGATTGCATCCCAGTCAGAACGGAAATCTTTCTTACATAGTTCTAAGTTAACTTGTAATTCTTTTGGTTCAATAATTCTTTCAGTAAGAGTTAAAGTTGATGTATCAGCGAAATCACAAGAACCATCTTTTACGATTCCGTCTAATTCCAATCTTTTTACAACCTCTTTGAATTTTACATTTGGTCTGATAGTTAATCCACCATTTGCGATTGTGTTACCTGATAATAAAGCAGCAGAGATATATTTTCCTGCACTTTCACCAGCATAAGTAGTAGTAATACTTGTAGTAGCCATTTTTATTTAATTTTAGTTGAATAACATACTATTGACTCTTTGCTCAGTAGTCATAGATTTGTTTTGGTTTGATAATAAATTCTTTTTAGTTTCTATTGAGTTTTCTGGAGAATGCACAACTTCTTCTACATCTTCAGATAATTCAACTTCTTCTTGTTTTGATAACTCTTGAGGAACTTCTTTTACGTCTCCCATTGGCTTATCCTCGATTAATGCTTTAATCATCGAAAGTAATTCCGCTTTAACTGCTGATAATTCTTCAGGTGTTACGTACATCATTGGTGCTTCTGCAACTTCTTCTGTAGGTACTACAACCTCTTCTTCAGCAAGTAATACTTCACTAACTTCCTCTATAACTTCTTCTGCTGATTCCTCTGTAGATAATTCTACCGTTTCTTCAACTAATACGTCTTCAATCTTTGCCTCTATCTTAGATAGATTTAAAAGCTCTTTGACGTTGTTAAGGATTTCTGTTGCTTTCATACTTATTGGTTTATATTAATATAACTATTTATAAATGTACTGTCGTATTTTAATCTTCTTCGGCAGTATTGCTTATGTCTCCTACGCCTTGCTTCCAATAGTCTGGTGCATTGCATCTCTTATTATTTCCTTTATCGCATTCTATTGAATAAGTATTCTTACAGTAACAGTAAACAGCTTTACTCATTATGATAATAATTTTTTAAGTTCCTCTAGTGCTTTAGAAGCCTCAATCTCTTCATTATCTTCCTCCCTGTCACTAAACATACCTTCAATACTAAATCCTAAATACTTTCCGTTTTTAACATCTTTCCATATTTCATCATCATACACTTTCATAATTACCGCCCAAGAGCCACTTGGTGCGTTTAAATTATATAAAGCAGTTTTATCCATCTTAGGGTCGTCTACTGTCCAAGACTCTATAACAGAGACGCCTTCAACCATCTGAGCTTCGTGTTCTAAGGTTGTGTTGTTTAATTTAAGTTTTTTCAAGTAAAGCTCAGAAGCCTTTCTTACGGTTTCTTTTGAAAATATTACGTTATATTCAT